AAACGCTCCTGTCATGTCATGCCGCTAGTATAACGGAAGCATGTGGAGTCGAAGGATGAATAAACGGTTAACAAACAGAATGTGGGGCAAAAAAAACCCCCACATCATGTGGGGGAAGACAGGGATGGTGAAGAAATCCAGACAGTAACATAATGGAATAAAAGGATTTATTCTTAACTTCGTCTACATTTTGACTACACTTCGACATTAAAAAGCCGGGCTTTTGCCTGGCATCTTACCGAAACATCCCTCACTCATCAGGGCCGCAGTTGTCTTTGTATGACGCTGGCACTGGATCACTAAACCGGGTGTAGATTTTCTTCTCTGTTACAGAGTAGGTGACCCCCTTAGAAAACGCGCCCTTTGATTTCATGCTTATTTTCATAAGGAATGGAGAGAATCCCTCGTAAGCCCCAAAACCATTTTTTGCATTGATCTGGCCGCAAACATAGCCAACGATAGCCCCATCAGGTGAATCCTCACCCTGAACAAATCGAAGATATCTAAATTTTACGCTATCTGGATCCCTAACATCTGCTGCGACTTCTGACTTACCTAGTTCAACAGCTTTTTCAGCGCCAGGCTTACATCCAACGAGAGAAACCAAAGCCAGTATTAACAACACCTTTTTCATATCCCTATCCCATCATCGCTATTAATATGCTGACCGATGTTATCAAAGATATTTTCTCTGGAAAAAGCGTTTTGCTTGAAGCTGCCCCCGCACTGAATGGATTTACGGGGGCGCTTTGACGGTGGTCAGAGAGCCAGATTAAGCTGGTCTCTGCCGTAATGTGATGCAGGGAAAGCATCACGGGGGATAAAGTCAGGCGGTAACGGTGCAGTGCCTGCACGCTTTGTTACTTCCCTTTCCACGCTGTTTAGTGTGGTGAATGACCGGCTACATTCCAGATTCTGACACTGGTGATATTGCCGGATAGTCATATCGGTTATTTTACGGCTGGTACGGGTGCGGGCCATAGCGCCGCAAAATGGACATCTGAACATAATGATGGCTCCCCTGTGGGAGTTGAACTCCATTTCATTTTATTCAGTTTCCGCTATCCAGTCAGGTATTTTTGCTTCCAGCTCCAGCCGGGTGGTAAAACCGCTGTCGTCTATGACGTGCTCAGCGCGTGCAATGATCCAGTCCTGATTGTCTATTTCATCCTTAAAACCGCTAACAGTAACGTGCATTTCTGGGTAAAGCTCTGCGCGGCCACGCGCCAGGGTGATCGAAAACTCTGCCGCGCCACGCTGAAGCTGTTGCCACTTTGCCGCTGCCGCACGTTTCGCAGCCTCTTCATTCTGGTAGGTTTTGCGCAGCACATAGACGTTACCGTCTGCGCCCTCCATGTAATCGCCCTCACGGCTGCTGCTCTTCTCTTTTTTGGGCTTTGCAGGCTTGCGGCGCTTTACGCTGACCTTTTTCTTTTTGCCGAAATTCAGATCCAGCCAGTAAGCCCGAACGCCGGTATAGGCATCCCGATCGGCAATACGAAAGCGATGCCGGTCGCCACTTGTGCGGTCAATACTGGCAGAGGGGAGCGCCTTCCCGTCAGCGGTTACGCCACCGCCCGGCAGGATAAACAGCAGACTGCCGTTCTTGACGGTGGCAATTGCGCCCAGCATGTCCGCCATGCGGGTAAGGAATGACATATCGCTTTCCTGCGTCTGGTCGGCGTGATCAATCTCAATATCTATGAGCATTTCACTGATCTGCGCCTTCAGTCCGTATCGGTGCGCTATTGCCGACACAACGCGCTCAACGGTCACGTCATGCCATGAGACTTCGCGCTTTACGTTGAATTCTTCACGAAAATCAGCGCTGCGGGCAGTAACGCCAATGGTATCTGCCGGGCCTTCGTGGGAAACCTCGTCAACCGTGTACAGCCCCTTGTAAATCAGCGGTTCACCCAGCCAGCCAAATGATACGGCAAGTTCAGCCCCGCGCGGCGGCAGTGCAACCATACCGTCACTGTCATCAATGGAAATAGATAGCTGATCAGCATCAAAGCCCCTGTTGTCCGTTAGTGACAACGACATGATCCGATCATCAAGCTGCGTCAGTACCTTGCCACCCATCGTAATGCTGAATCCTGGACTTTTTACCGCCTCGGTAAGTGAATCGTTATAACTGCTGACGGCGTCGTTAAGTGATTTTGTCCGGTCTGTAAGTGCCATGCTTTCCCCCTTCTTCCGGCGAAGGATCCCACGCGCGCGGGAGAGACCAAATCGGTTTTTGTTGTCGCCGTCCGGCCAGACCCGCAATAGCGTGAGTGACATTCAGACATGAGGGATTATGACTGCGAACTCAATAACGTAATGGTGGCTAACATGTCAGAGACACGTTTCCACGGTGTACGCGTCCGGGAGAATACCGACCTGGTGACGGCTATCAATGACATTGAATCCAGTGTCATTGGGATCGTTGCCGTGGCGGATGATGCCGACGCGGAAACCTTTCCCCTGAATACCCCCGTGTTGCTGACGCGGGTTAACAACGTGCTGGGTAAGGCGGGTAAAACCGGCTCCCTGTACAAAACACTCAAAGCCATCGCTGACCAGACCAGTCCGAAGGTTATCGTTGTGCGCGTGGCAGCAGCCACGGAAGAGGAAGGCGGTAAAACGCAGTCGCAGCTCATCATGGGTGGCACGGCAGAAGACGGCAGCTATACCGGCATGTACGCGTTTCTGACTGCCGAGCAGAAGGTTGGTTATCGTCCACGCATTCTGGCCGTGCCGGGCTACGACACGGAAGAAGTCACTTCTGCGCTGTGTGTTATTGCTCAGAATCTGCGCGCGTTTGTTTACGCCAGTTGCTACGGCTGCAAAACGATGGCTGAAGCCACCGCATATCGTGCGACCTTCGCCTATCGAGAGCTAATGCTTATCTGGCCTGATTTCATCGCCTACAACCCGCTGACCGGAGAAAACGAAACCTTCCCGGCCCCGGCCTATGCCTGCGGCCTTCGCGCGCTGATTGACAACAATCAGGGCTGGCACAAATCGCTTTCCAATGTGTCGGTAAGCAACGTGCTGGGTATTTCACAGGATGTTTTCTGGTCGCTTCAGGCCGAAGACAGCGACGCGAACGAACTCAACAACAAGGAGATCACGACGCTCATCAAGCGTAACGGTTTCCGGTTCTGGGGTAACCGCGTCACGGACACCAAAGATTATATTTTTGAGGTTTACACCCGTACGGCACAGATTCTGGCTGACAGTATCGCTGAGGCGCAATTTGAATCAGTGGACGAACCGCTAACCCCGGCCAACGTCAAGGACGTGGTCAGCGGCATCAGCGGCAAACTCAATTCGCTGGTGACGCAGGGGCGGCTAATTGGTGCTGAATGCTGGTTTGATATCCTGGATAACCCGACAACCGGTCTCCGTCAGGGTCAGGTACGCATTCGCTATAAATATACACCGGTTCCGCCAATGGAAGATCTGACGCTCTACCAGACCTTCACGGACGAGTATTTCGAATCGGCGTTTTCTTCCCTGGGAGGTGCATAAATGGCGGTTCCTCACAAACTACGCCTGTTCACCTGCTTTGTGAACGGCAGCAACTGCATCGGCAAAGTCTCTTCCGTGACGCTGCCAAAACTGACCCGTAAAACTGAAGATTTTCAGGGGGGCGGGATGATTGGCTCCGCTGCGGTGGATCTCGGTCTGGACAGTGGCGCGCTGGATACCACGATGGTGGTTGGCGGTCTGGTTCAGTCGTTACTGCTGAACTACTGCGGCGATATCGACGAAACCCGTTTCCGCTTCGCCGGGGAGTATTACACCGATGGTGAAAGCCTGCTGGTTGAGGTCGAACTGCGCGGCCGCATCACCGAAATGGACGGCGGCGAGAGCAAGCAGGGAGAAGACACCTCCGTCAGCTACACGATGAAGAACACTTATTACAAACTCACCATCGACGATAAGCCGCTGTTTGAGTTTGATCTGCTGAACTTCATCTACAAGAAAGACGGCAAGAATATCTACCCTGACCGCATCACGTCTGCGCTTGGAATGGGTAACTGATTAACCTGATAAGTGGCGGCACAGCCTTGCCGCCCGGAGCATTCAACAATGAGCAAAAAAAACGATAACGCCATTACTCTGGCAAAACCCGTTGTTCGCGGCGATGAGAAAATTACTCAGGTAACGATCACGGATGAGATCAAACAGGCTGGCTCACTGCGTGGGCTGAAGCTGGTCAACGTGATGAATATGGATGTGGATTCGGTGGCGGTACTGCTGACCCGTGTCACGTCACCACGCCTCAAACAGACCGAAATCAACGAAATGGATACCCGCGATTTTGTCAGCCTGTCTGAAGCGCTCGTCCCTTTTTTGACGCCTGCGGGGTCTGGAGCGTCGAGCGAGGCGGAGACGGAGAATCAGTAACACTCCTGCGGTTCGACCTGATCGACGATCTGGTTGCTGATATCGCGGTTGTTTTCAACTGGCCGCCCTCTGAAGTCTTCACGATGGAACTGGGCGAAGTCATAGCCTGGCGTGAGCGGGCGGCTGTCCGAAGTGGAGCCAGTGACAGTGAAAAGCCTTAATATCCGCGTCGCGTTCAGCGCGATCGATAAACTTACCCGCCCGGTCAATGCCGCCCGCCAGAGTGCGGGCGGTTTGTCAGAATCCCTCAAAAAAACGCAATCCAGCATTAAAGACCTGGACAGCCAGTCCCGCACGTTCAACCGTCTGCGCGACAGCGTGCAAAAGACCTCCCGCAAAATTGACGACGCCAGCCGGACGCTTGAAGGGCTGAATCAGGCGCAGCGGGAAGGTACACAGCTTACAGACAAGCAAAAAGCACATATGGCAGCGCTGGCCGCAAAGCTGGAGCGCCTTAACTCTGCACGCACGCAGGAAATGGTTAAGCTGCGTGCTGCCTCACAGGCGCTGCGCAGCCACGGTGTTTCGCTGGTCGGCAGCGATCGCACCATTCAGAGCGCGATACGTAGAACCGAACAGTACAACCAGACGCTGGAGCGGGAACGGCGACAGCTTGCCGCTGTCACACAGGCACGGGCACGCTATGACCAGATGCAGCAAACAGCGGGTAAACTTCGCGGCGGTGGCACGATGGCCGTTGCCGGGGCCACTGCTGCCGGTTACGTAGCGGGACGTTTCTTATCCCCCGCCGTTGGGTTTGATCGGGAAATGTCCCGCGTACAGGCGCTGACCCGTATAGATAAAAGCTCCGTTGACTTTTCAGCACTTCGTGACCAGGCCAAAAAGCTGGGTGCTGAAACACAGTTCACCACGACCGACGCCGCCAGTGGACAGGCATTTCTCGCTATGGCCGGTTTCACTCCGCAGGCCATTCAGGCCGCACTGCCTGGCGTGCTCAATATGGCGCTGGCCGGTGGTATGGATTTAGGTGAAAGCGCTGATATCAGCTCAAACATCCTGTCTCAGTTCCGTCTCGATCCCAAAGAAATGGATCGCGTCAGCGACGTATTAACGGGCGCATTCACCCGTACCAACACCGATCTGCAAAATATCGGTGAGGCGATGAAGTACGCCGGGACAGGTCTTTCCAACCTAGGCGTCAGCGTCGAACAGACCACGGCTATGATCGGCGTGATGGCGAACGTTGGTCTGCGCGGGAGTATCGCCGGTACGGGTTTGCAGGCCACATTTTCACGCCTTGCCGCGCCGACCGGCAGAGCAAAAACTGCGCTTAAAGAACTGGGTGTAGAAGTCGCTGATGCGACGGGGAAAATGCGCCCTGCTGAAGTTGTGCTTACCGATCTCTATAAAAAAATCAGCAAATACGGCGATACCGATAAGCTCTCTTTCTTCAAAGATATTGCCGGTGAAGAAGCGTCAAAGTCATTCCAGGCTCTGGTTATGTCGGCAGGGAGCGGCGAACTTCAGAAATTGCTTGGTGAACTGAAAAACGCCAAGGGTGAGGCACAGAAAGCCGCCAAAATAATGGCGGATAACCTTGATGGCGATCTCAAGAATCTGGACAGCGCCTGGGAAGGATTCCGTATCCAGATTAACGATCTCGTCAACAACCAGCTTCGCGCCCTGACCCAGGGGCTGAGTAATGTTGTGGGGCATATGACGCAGTGGGCGAAGGAGAATCCGAAGCTCGCACAATCCCTGCTGGTTGTCGGCGGTAGCGTTCTGGCGCTGACCGCCGCCATTGGCGGCACATCGCTGGCGATCGGCCTGCTGATGGGGCCACTGGCTAAACTCCAGTTAGGTTTTACCCTGCTGACAGGGGGCAGAGGCATAGCCGGAACGATTGCCGCTCTGCGAACGCTCGGCACGGCTTCCGGCCCGGCGATGGCAAGCGTGCGCGGATGGGCTCCAGTTCTCGGCTCGTTAGCAGGGAAAATGCGGGGCGTTTCGGCCATCATACCCGCTATGCGTGGCGCACTTATGGGGGTATTTCTTGCACCCGGTGCCGCGCTGGGAGCGCTGACTAAAAACCTCGGAATGCTCGCTCTTCGCCTGACAGGCTTACCGGCCATATGGAGCATGATTACTGCTGCGGTGTCTATGCTGGGTACAGCGCTGTCACTGCTGTTTAGTCCGATTGGCCTGATAGTGGCGGCGTTTGTTGCTGCCGGAGTTCTTATCTGGCGTTACTGGGAGCCTCTTAAAGCATTTTTTGCTGGCGTATTCACCGGCATCATGGAAAGACTGGCCCCGTTACGTGACACCTTCTCGCAGTTCAGCCCCATCTTTGACGCGATAGGCCGCGCTGTCAGTCAGGTCTTTAACTGGTTTAAATCTCTGCTTTCCCCGATGGAGTCCAGCAAGGAAACACTGGATAAGTGCGCCAGCGCCGGTGAGGTATTCGGTAACGTTCTTGGTGGCGCTCTCCAGCTTGTTCTGACGCCTGCAAAAATGCTGCTGGATACACTGGCATGGATCCTTGAAAAGCTCGGCGTTCTGCCTGATGAAGCTGAAAAAGCCAGGAAGAAGATCGAGGACGCGCAACGCATGGCCGTTCTTCAGGACAAAGTAGCCCTTCTTCAGGGCGATATCGCTAAAGTTGCACCGAAAAAAGTTGAGGTGAAAAACGTTCCGCCTGACACACCGCAACCCTCATCACCGCTGACCGGCGATAACGGCACAATGCGCCGGTTGCAGAATATCGACAGCAACACCAAAGCGACTGCCGATAACACGAAGAAGATCGGCCCCGGCGATATCGTGTTTAAAAACCTGCCCCGTGCGCTGGCCGTTCGTGGGGAATGGAAGGAGTCGCAGCTGGCCAGCACGGTCAGGAACAACGGGTTAAGCGCACGTCCCGCAGTGGTAGCGGCATCGCTTCCCGTTAAGCAGGCTGAACTTCTGCCAGTCAGCCGCAGCGCCAGCAATATACCGGTTGCCGCTGGCGGCTTTACGGGGGAAATCCACGTACACCTGCACGGTGTTGACCGGCAGGATGCGCGCGAAATTGGCCGCATTGCTGCCGACGCGGTGAATGCCGAAATGGCCCGTCTTGCGCGGCTCAATCGCGGTAGCTTCAAAGACAGAGATTAAGGGGAAGCGACATTATGATGATGATATACGGGATGTTCGTTTTTGAACTGAAGACACTGCCTTATCAGCAGTTGCGCCATTCGCTTAACTGGCGGCATGTGAAAAATGACCGCATCAACCGATCGGCAAAATGGCAGTACATCGGCGCTGGGGAGACGCAGATCAACCTTGACGGGGTGCTTTACCCTGAAATTACGGGCGGTGACGTATCTCTTACCGTTCTGGCAACGCAGGCATACACCGGGCGTCCGTGGCCTTTAATCAGTGGTGCGGGGCAGATTTACGGCATGTATGTGCTGACCGGGCTACAGGCCACGCATACGGAGTTTGACCGTTACGGAAAGGCGAAAAAAATAGAGTTTTCGATCAGCTTCCAGCGCTGTGATGAAGACTTACGCGAGCGCCTGCAAGCGTCATCCGTTAGCGATCTGCTTTCAGGGCTAAAGAACAAGGCGACAACTGCCTATAATTCTGCCAGTAGTACGATATCGGGTCTTTTTTAG